AGAAACAGTACCTAAAGCACTTGGAGAATAAGTTACTGTAGCACCAGGCGTGACTTCACTCAAGTAGTAACACTCACCTGGTGTTAAACCAGTTAAGCTATTAATTAAACCGTTATATACTACTGTAAATGCTGTTGCAGAAGCCGATTGCACCACACCGGTTGCTTCTGCACCGGATAAACTACTTGCTATAGCCAAGTACCAATTACCAGCAGTATTATCTAAACGTACTACTTGACCAGCACTAAAGCTATTGCTGTATGTAATGATCTGACTAGAAATGTTAACCGGTGAACCAGAATAACCAGTATAACCGCTTATACCTGTATAGCCAGAGTAACCAGAGATACCAGTATAACCACTTATGCCGGTGTAACCGCTATAGCCTGAAATACCACTATAACCTGATATACCAGAGTAACCACTTATACCTGTGTAACCAGATATGCCTGTGAAGCCGGAGTAGCCACTAATACCAGTATAACCAGAAATACCTGTAAAGCCTGAGTAACCAGAAATACCTGTAAAACCACTAAAACCTGAAATACCTGTATAACCAGATATACCAGTGAAACCTGAATAACCTGATATACCAGTATAACCCGATATACCTGTAAAACCAGAATAACCACTGATACCAGTAAAGCCGCTATAACCAGATATACCTGTATAACCACTTATACCTGTGTAACCAGATATACCAGTATAGCCAGATATACCAGTGAAGCCAGAATAACCACTTATACCTGTATAACCACTAATACCGGTAAAACCGCTATAACCAGATATACCAGTGTAACCACTTATACCAGTAAAGCCGCTAAAGCCTGTATAACCACTGATACCTGTATAACCAGATATACCTGTAAAGCCGCTAAAGCCTGAATAGCCTGATATACCGGTGAAGCCAGAGTAACCACTTATACCAGTAAAGCCTGAATAGCCTGATATACCGGTGAAGCCGCTATAACCAGATATACCAGTGAAACCACTGATACCTGTATAACCAGATATACCTGTAAAACCTGAATAACCGGAGATACCAGTGAAGCCACTAAAGCCTGAAATACCAGTGTAACCACTGATACCAGTAAAGCCTGAAAAACCGCTTATACCGGTATAACCAGATATACCTGTAAAGCCGCTAAAGCCTGTATAACCAGAAATACCGGTATAACCGCTAAAGCCTGTATAACCTGATATACCTGTAAAGCCACTATAGCCAGATATACCGGTGAAACCTGAAAAACCGCTTATACCGGTGTAACCGCTGATACCTGTAAAGCCACTAAAACCACTTATACCTGTGAAACCGGAAATACCAGAATAACCACTAATACCGGTGTAACCAGATATACCTGTAAAGCCTGAGAAACCACTATAACCAGATATACCAGTGTAACCGCTTATACCGGTGTAACCACTAAAACCAGATATACCTGTATAACCAGATAACCCCCAGTAACCGGACATACCTGAGTAACCAGAGAAACCAGATATACCTGTAAAGCCGCTAAAGCCACTTGTACCAGAAAAACCGCTGTAACCGCTAATACCAGTATAACCAGAGATACCAGTGAAGCCTGAGTAACCAGAAATACCTGTATAACCTGAAATACCAGTGTAACCACTAATACCGGTAAAGCCTGAGTAACCAGAAATACCTGTATAACCTGAAATACCGGTGTAACCACTCTTACCAGAGTAGCCACTATAACCAGATATACCAGTATAACCACTAAAGCCAGTATAACCACTGATACCTGAAAAACCTGAATAACCAGTATAACCTGATGCACCCATTGCACCACGGAATATGCCTGTTGCTAAATAGCTGTAATGACTTGTACCGTGATAATAGAGACTTAAATACTCTATACTATTATCATTAGTGTTAGCAAATATTTTTAATACTAACCTGTCAGTTGTTGCTGTTGGTATTGTACTTGTTACAACAAATTGAGTAACCTGGTTTGCTACATTAGTACCAGTTGTTGGTGTTAAAGGTGCACTTGTAGCAGAAATTAAAAGTGTCTCTGTACCAGATAAATCTCTCTTATATACTTGATAGGTTAAGGTAGTAGTATAAAGACCAGAACCGGTATTTGCACCTGATAGAGAATAGTACGCATCAAATAACCAAGTACTTGGTGTAATGTTTGCTTCTCCAGGATCGCCTGATTGAGTTATTATACTACCTACTAAAGCAGGGTTAGTGTAAGCAACAATTGGTATTGAGTAACTAGTTTCAGTACCTGCTTCTGGGAATTGACTAAAATACCCATACCCAGCTACATCAGCTGATGAACTGGTGGGGTAATAAATTATACCAACAGCAGGTACACCGCTATAACCAGAATAACCCGAACTACCTGTATAACCGGAGTAACCCGATTCACCGCTATAACCAGACCAACCTGATTGACCTATTGCAGATATAGACGATACTTCAACTGAGTAGGTAGAATATGTACCATCCCCGTTTGGTTGTTCTAAAAACAATAAATCGTTATTTTGTAGTTGAGTTACTAGAGGTAACTCGTGAGGAAAAGCAATACCCGGGTACGTAGGAACGGTCAACGAACCACCAGAAGCAACTGGAGGGCAATATTGTTCGTTAGCGTTGATTGGCAACGGTTGTAGCGGAATAGCTGACAACGCAGATAGCTCGTCGACGAAAACGACTGTTGGGTAGACCGGGACCGGCATATACTATTATTTAATTGTTCGGGCTTGGGAAGCCGACGTATGTATTAGGTCTATTTTCAACAGCAGCAGCACTAATATTTTGATTATTAGTATTAACTCCGTATAGATCAACAAGAGTAATGTTGCTTTCATAAGACCCGTAAACACCTGTATCAGGCTTACCTGTAGTACCGCTATAGCCACTATAGCTAGTATATCCAGAAAGGGCAACGTTGGTATTATCCGTGTAATTGTATACGTTATTTCTTGTATAGTTGTCGACGTTTTGACCGTATTTCTTAGTTTCAATAACCCTAGAGTTCACGCCAGGATCTCCTGTATTAATTGGTACAAGACCATCAACTTTGTTGTCATAAACTTGATCGCTGAGGTTTTCACGAGGTGCATCAGGTTCAAAGCTATACATATAACGTTTACCACGTATCATCCAAACGTAGTGGCCCATTAATTGATTAGTTTCACCGCCTCGTTGATCAACACGCTCAGTTATTTCATAAATCTGACCAGATCTACCATTAGGACGGGTAGAACCGTATTCAGATAACTCTATAAGATCTCCAGCCTTAGGCTCGTATGTATATGCTTCAGCCACACAGCTTAATTGAGAACTTGTCAATGTACTTGTAAAGGTATTAATAGCTATCATAGCAGTTATATCTGCTTGACCTTGTATACCAAACTTACTCAATATAATACTATCATTATTAACAGTCAAGCACATTACCATTGGTACTGGAGAATAGAATCCAGCTAATGGTTGCTCTCCATAAAAGAAATCATGACTTGAAAGACTGTATAAATTAACATAATAATCAACCCTCTGTCCGTATTGAGCTATTTGTTCAGACCACCAACTATTAAATAACTGGATTTCATATTGGTTGTTAGCAACATCTAAATAACGTATAGGACCAACAGAACATTCATATCCGCCAGGTAAGTTCGTACCTACAGGATAATTAACACCAGGTGGAATATAGGGCCCGGTATCTATACAGTACTTCGCAATTGACATAAAAATATTTACAAAAGTAATAGAATTAATTGGGAATATGCTAAATAATAATATAATGAGCAAGATTAAGAATTTATCCGAACTAGGTGAACTTTATAGCGCTATACAAGAAAGTGCATCAAAAGTACCTGCAATTGAATCTGGTTATAAACAGCCAGACATTCTATTAACAGATGCTACTCAATATGTGCCAGAAGGTAAATTCCCTAAAGCTGGCTCTGCAATGGGCGGCGGTCCTGGTACAAAAGAAGATGCTGATGGTGTACATGTTTCTCCTCCATTACCAAACTCAGGCCCTGAAGGATTACATCCAGGCAAGAGCGGATTCAAAAAGAATCTAGCTAAAGTTGCTGACCTTTCTAAGCCAAATGAAGCTAATAAAGAAGTAGAAAAAGAAACAGAAGAAGAAGAGGAAGATATGAAAGCAGCTCTTAAAAACGAAGAGCCGAAAGAAAAAATGGAGGAAAATGTAGATTCTGCTTCCAAAACTCCTAAATATAATAAACAACATTTTACTATGCCTAAATCAAAATTCCAAAAACTATATGAGGACGCAGTTAATGGCGTACCTTTTGTAAAAGAAGAAGAAGAAATGACCCCAGTCGCTCCTGCTGCTGATGATTCTGCAGAAATTGCAGCTGAACCAACAGGTACAGAAGAGCATCCATTGACTCATGAAGAGATCATTGAAATGCTAGAAAAAGCTTTAGAAGCTCTTAAGAAACACGCTGGTTACGAAGATACCCATGGTGGTAAAGATATCAGCGCTGGGGAAGAAGAAGAATCACACCACGAAGAAGAGGAAGAAGAAGAGGAAGAAGGCGCAATGGCAGAAGCTATTGATGCTGAAGAGATGGGCCATGCATTAGTTGATGGCAAATCCGAAGAACTTAAAGACGGACACAAGATGCACAAAGTTGGTTCTTTAAAAGTAAAAGGTGCTGCTGTTGAGCAAGGCGCTAAGAGCGTTGTTGCTGAACCAACACCTAAGAAACAAAAAGAAGTTGATGCAGCTCGCCTCAACCCAAAGAACCCTGGTGTAGAAGGTAACCTTCGCGTAAGCAAAGGCACCGACAACGCTTTCGAGTAAGATCAAGGCATAGACACTTCAAAGCCCATCGCAAGATGGGCTTTTTTTATGGCTGTTTAATAAGGTCTATCGTCAACAAACCGTCTATCCAGCATACCTGCAGCCGGACTATTACGAGGTACTCTCCAACCGTCTAAATATAGTTCATCTAAGTCAGGTGTAGTAGATTCTTTGCTACCACCTGGCATAATAACAGGGTTATAGGGTACGATTTCCTCTTGTCTTTTATCTCCTATTTTCCTATACATTTCAGAGGGCTTTGGAAAACTTACTATAAAAGGATCCCAATTATTGGGTATCATCTTTAATGGTTTACCATTAGCATCCTGTTGGGTTACCTCGTAAAATTGTTCTACTACTTTAGGGTCTAATATAAACATTGCCCATATAAGTGCTTCTACTCTATCATCCAAGTACTTGTCTGATTGCTTCTTCCATACCCCGTTAGCTTGACGCACATAAGTTTTAAACTCTTCTATAGTTGTTTTATCATACAACTTAACACATCTTAGTACATTCATCCAGTACCTAAAATTAGCCATGGAATTGAACTTACTATTAGTGTGAGAGTAGACACCTAATCGGTTATCCTTCTCTACTTTATCTGTAAAAGAACCCATACTTGGGGTGTACTTAACTATATTAGGGTAGCGATGGGTATTAACTAAAGCATCTACAACTTGTGCACCGCAATTATTACGCTCTACTAATAACGGAGGGTTACCCCACTGACCAGCTATCTCTACTAGTTTACCAGCAAAGTTAAATGGATCTAATTTATTATTAGCATAGGTAGCTACTTGTTCTATATTAGTTAAATCAGTTATATCTATTACTTGTATGACAGAGTTGGCTCTACCAATACCTTCACCTACGTCAACCCCTATACTATAGAAGTGCCCATCTTTATGGTCTTTATATATTTTAAAAGTACCGTCATCATCTTCAAACACTGGCTCCGGTGCATTAGCAGTCAGTTCATCTAATTGATCTTTATCAAAAATGTTTTCACCGGCTGCTCTAAAGCAATTATGTACATGTATGTTGTTTGCGTAGTACGAGTTTGTATTTGCTACATTTAATAAATCATATACCCATTTATTTTTTTTAAGCGGTATTATATCGGTAACAGTTACAGGGCCTGTTTTATGTTCTATTATATCGCCTACTTTTAGTTCTTTAAGTAAGACTGTTTTTTTATTAACTACAAATGGATGATCAAATGTTGCTTCTATTTTGTCTTTGTTAGTTTTTAATAGAAAAACCTGTTTTTTTAATTTACGTATACCACCTACTGACTGGTACCCGTCCGGTGTTAAAACTTTAAGATTATCAGTTGCGACGGTGTTCATTATCGTAGATTATTACAAAATTACATTTAAGTGTATCTTGAATTATTTTTTGTCTAATTGTGTCGCGTTCTTTTTGTTTTGGATAGTTATGATATCTTTCATAAACTTCATAAACTGTATTGGTTTCCTTACAGTAACCGTCTGGATAATAACCAGCAACTGTAAAATCTCTAATAATTTTACAATTATCTATTATTTCTTGTTTATTCAATAAACTCTCTTCATTTAATCCTATCGCGTGAAAATTAGTGTCTTTTCTGTTTTGACGTTTTTGATATGCTAATCTGTGTGTTAAAGAATATTTTTCTTTCCATTCAGAGTTATTAAAAGTTTTGTTTAGTACTTCATTCCATTTTTTTTGACCTTCTACGTTACCATACGTATATAGATAATGCTCTATAGTATTAGGAGAAATTCTGCACCCTGGTTCTTTACAATAACCATGTTCCTTAACTTCTTGAGCATGCTTCATAAAGCATATACTCTTACCACATCTACAATAATATTTTCTTTCAAAATTAAAATTATGTTTACCTGCTGTTAATACTCTGAATGAAAAAGGTATTTTATTTTCTCTTGCTTTAATATCATGATTCCAGAATTCTTTAAGAAAATCTGTATGCACAAATAAAGACTTATACACAGCCGGATACATCTTAAATAACGTACGATTACGTGCTTTACCTAAAAAAGTTGTGTAATGTGTTTCTTTTTTATTAAAAAATATATTAAGCTTTTCTTTAGAAATAATCTGTGTTATTTCATTTAATTTAGTTATATTTTTTTGGTAAGCTTTTTTTGTATTTTCTCTTGCTACTTGCGACGGTACCGAGCCGCAACTACCGTGTTTAGATATATTTGTTGTAAATCTTTTTGCATACGCAATACGCTTTTTTTCAGGATCCTGAGTGTAGTGTGTTTTGTTTTTTGTACAAATCATATAGATCCTTTATACTTATATTTACATTTTTTCCATCAATATTCACATCAAGAGTAGAGGAACCAGCTACACAATTTCCAAACTCTTGCTCAAAAGCCTCTTCAGAACCAAGAGCTTTAAGTGTTGCTTCTTTCCACTTTTCATCTCTACCGGGTATCTCCCACCAATCTACTCGCTCTGCATGCCAGCCGTTTTTACCGGCTACTGCGTCTGTATAAGTGTTAAAAAATAAATTACCTACCCCGTTAGGTGTAGAAAGCATAAATATTTTTGATCGTTTTGAAGAAGATATTACCGGGTAAACTGATTCCCAAAAACTATCCATAAACTCTGGCGGAATAAAGCCAGCTTCATCTAATAAAAGACATGAAATAGAGCTACCTCTAGCTGCATCAGACGTAGTAGTACTTATATTAATACTTGACCCGTTTTCAAGCTCCATACCTTCTTTAGCATAGGCCACTACTCCTGGTTTCATAAAATTAGGTAACATTTCGTATGCTAATTTTACTCTCTTAAATATATTTTTAGCTGTTTCTTGTTTATTTGCAATTAACAATATACTATAATCATTATTAAAACATACTAACCATAATGCTATAATAGTAAGCAGTGTAGATTTACCAGCTTGTCTACTTGATAATACCACCGTAAATCTATTCTCTACTAAAGCTTTTAATATACGTTTTTGATACGGGTAGAGCTTAATTGGTTGTTTTCCTTCATCTAGACTAACTATATAAAAGAAACGAGAAAAATGTAATATAGACTTGCGTGCACGC